CGTTCTCAGCTTACAAATATGATAGAAAATCGTGTAACATTTATAAGTTATAATGGAGTTACAGCAAAAGATCTAAAGATGTATGCTTGTAAAATAGATCCAGAGACAGGTGAAAGATTTTTTGATAATAAAATAATTGTTATTGATGAAATTCATAACTTAACACGATTAATGCAAGGTGAAATAACGCCTTATATAACTAAGAGAAAAGGACGGGCACGTAAGATTCCAATTGAACCTATAACACCTGGTAAATGGGTTCCAGGACTTTGTACATCTGAGCTAAATTATAAGCGTTCATATTTATTCTACAAATTATTAAGTGACGCAAGAAATAGTAAAATAATTGGTCTATCAGGAACACCATTGATTAATTTTCCAGATGAGTTAGCAATTTTAGCTAATATTCTTTCTGGATATATTGAATCAGTTGAAGTAATATTAAATTCAGCAGATAAAGATATAATGCAAAAATTTAGAAAGATTGCTGAAGCTGAGCCAAGAGTTGATATTGTAAGATTTATTGCGAGAGCAGAAAAGATGGAAGTATTAATCACAGTATTTAATGAAGGATATGAGAAAGTGATGGATGATGATAGTCATTTTACAGGTGTAAAATATAATGTAGACGCACAAGAAGGTATTCGTGAAGTATATGCTAGAATAAAAACTAAATTAACTACTGAAAAGATACCTATTAGTGGTGAGCAATTTGTTTCATATCCTCGTTTACCTATAGATGATAAGGAATTTAAAGAGGAATTTATTGACCCAATAAATTTATCAGTAAAAAACAAGGTTATATTACAAAAACGTTTAACAGGATTAATTTCATATTATAAAGGGTCAAAAGAAGAATATATGCCTAAAGTTATTAAGGATGAAGTTGTAAGATGTGAAATGAGTGATTATGTATTATCAATGTATACAGTTGAACGTAATCGTGAAATCAAAGGTGAAAAAGGTAAATCAGCAGAACAAGGTGATAATTATGGGGCAGTTGAACAATTTGCAAAAATGAAAAATCCTTCAAGTTATCGTTTCAGAAGTCGTGCTCTATGTAACTTTGCATTCCCTGATGGTATAGAACGTCCTTTTCCTGGTACTTTAGAAGAAGAAGATGAAGAACTTGCTCAAAGAGAAGACGTTGAAATGGGTGAGGCTGCTATGGATATACAAGAAGATTTAGATGCACAAGAATTAGTTGCAGCTGAAGAAGCTACTATTTCTGACCCAGATGATGAAGAGGGTGAAGGAGACAAAGAAAAAGAGGAAGATGGAGAAAGAACTAAAGAAGCAGGTCTTCAAGAAGCAATTTCTACTAAAGAAGCAGGTGTTCAAGAAGGAGGTGAAGGAACAGATGATGACTCTGAAGAACCAGTAGCACCAGTAGCACCAGTAGCACAAGTAGCACAAGTAGCACCAGTTAAAAGAAAGAGACCTGTAGTGGCAGTGAGTACTACAGTTTTACAAAAACCTACTGAAACAGTTGTTGAAGAAGCAGTAATACCAGTTGCTGCACCAAGAATTCCACGTAGAAGACCTGTTGTATCACAGGTTGAAAAAGCGGATGAATTAAAAAGTAAAGCTGAAGCAGAATATGAAGCGGAACAAGAAGGGGTTATTGGAAGAATTCTAACATATCAAGAACGTATTAAAAAAGCAATGAATAAACTTGGAGATAATAAAAATAAATATCTAAAATTAGATTCAAATATTCCAGAAGGACGATTGGCACAATATTCTACAAAATTAGACCAAATTATGCGTAGAATTATGGTTTCAAAAGGAAGTAATTTAGTATATTCACAATTTAAAACAGTTGAGGGTCTTGGTGTATTGAGATTAGCAATGCAAGCGAATGGATTTATAGAAATTGATATAGAAGGGTTAGGATCAAAAGGAGAAATATCAGGAGCAAGATTTACAGAAAAATCAGAAGAATCATTAAGGAAAGGACCAGATTCTAAAGAGAAAAGATTTATGTTTTTAACAGGAGAGGGTGTAAGAGAAAAACGAACATTATTATTAAATATATTTAATGGAGCATTTGATAGAATTCCAGAGGGAATGAGAAAGGTTCTTGAGGAATCAGGATATGGAGAAAGAAAGAATAAATATGGTGAAATATGTTGGGTTTTTGGTATAACAGGAGCAGGTGCGGAAGGTATTTCTTTAAAATGTTGTCGTGCTGTACATATTATGGAGCCTTATTGGAACAAAGTACGTTCTGACCAAGTAAAAGGTCGAGCTATTCGTATTTGTTCTCATCAGGAATTACCATTTAATCAGCGTGATGTAGAAATTTATACATATTATACAGTATTTTCAGCAGAACAGAAGAATTTAAATAAGATTGATATATCAATTCGTCAAACAGATAATGATGAGACATCAGATGAAAAGGTATATAATGTAGGATTAAAGAAAGATAAAATTAATCAAGAATTATTAGATTTAATGAAGGAGACAGCTATAGATTGTGGATTAAATGCTGCTGATAATGGAGCTATTTCGTGTTTTGAAGTAGATGGAAAACCTGATCAATATATTTTTGATCCAAATTTACAAATTGATAAAATTTTATCATCGATTGAATTAAAAGAAATTAAAACAATAAAAGCTATATCTCCAGAAGAAGCACTTTCTAAGGAACTTGGAGCCTCGACTGGGCCACCTAAATTAGATGTTGAACAAGTACAAGTAATTAAGTATAAGGGTATTGAATATTTATTAAAAATAAAGAAAGGTTCAGGAGGATTATCATTTGAGATGTTTGCAACAACAGATGATAGATTTACGAAATCTTTAGGAGAAATATCAATTAATCCTGGAACGGGTACATTTAAAGGTTCAAAGCCAGAAATGAAAATATAATAATCTATTAAATTTATTAAATAAATGATTTAGATTATAATCCAAGTGTTTTATAAGTATTAAATGAATCAGGAAATTGAGTAAAAATCCAAGAAGCTTTACATTCTCTAACTACTTCTGCTGCATTTATATAGTAATCAAAATAATGAATCCAAGCAATATCGAATATAAATCCAGGTGTACCTTGATATAATCCTGTTACAGACATTAAAGCACCGACTCCAACATTACAACTATAAGTATTAAGGAGAAATAATCCGTTATTTATTGCTGTAGTAATAGGCCCTGAATTAGTTATTTTAGTATATTGTGTTGTAAAATTATCATTTTTAATAATATTATTAATTGTATCACAGTATACATCAAATCCTGAACCATTTTGAGCTACTTCCATAAAATACCAAGGACCAATTGTAATTGTAAATTTTGTTGGACCATCATATTGAGTATTATCTTTAGTCATAGTAGTCTGTACTCGCATTTGTGCTGTACTTCCATTAATAGGTACTAAATAAAAAATACAATATTTATTATAAATCCAGAATGAAAAAATAGCATCTTTAACGGGCATGGATTGTAATCTGAAAGCAAATGTAACAGTTCCCCAAGCTTGATATGCTATATTGACATTATTAATAACTGATTTTGAATTATCAAATCGTATAAATCCTTTATTGCCTGGTACATTTGTAAGTTCATTTGATTTAATGTGATATTCTAAACTATTTGAAGATAATAGTTGTCTAAATATACCAGGATTTCGTGTATCTTCAAAATTAGAATTATTTAAATTAACTTCATATGAAATAAAAGGAGCGGTTGGTTCACATGTTAATGAATAATATGGAGGAGTCATTGTAGGAGTACCATTACACCCATTTGTATTTATATTAAATGTATGGCCCCCACCACCAGAATCTGTATAGAACATTTTAGTAATATTTGGAAAAGTTCCTGAAAATGGTTGGCAACTACTAAAATTATATGAAGTTGGTGCTTGTAATTGATTATTAGAAACATAGCCAGGTGCATCAGAAAAAGGAGTAGTTTCTGCTGTATAATCAAAAGTAGCAGGTTGATTTACAGAAATCCAAGCACCATCATCTACTGTAAAAGACCATTTAAGAGAGAAATCAGATGGAGCTCTAATATCTGTAATTTGTAACATAGACATATATTGATTCATATTAATTTGAGAAACAGTGCTACTACTAGAATTTACAGCTCCACCAAATTGTACAAAATCTTTTTCAATTGTTCTTTTAATTACTCCTACAATTTTAGAACTACCAGGATTAGCAACAGCCCATATAACTTCAACACCTTGTTTATAAGGAGCACGTTTAACTTCTTTTTCAGGAGAAATACCTAAAAATTGCATCATTGCATTACGTTGTGTAGAATAATCGCTACTTTTCATATTTTCTATAAGTTGATTAATATATTGTTTAACTGTGCCGAATGTACCCATTGAATTATATGTTGCCATAGTATTATTACTATTCCAACTTAATGAACCATCATTAGGATATGCAGTACCTGTTGGTTGTCCTCCTAATTTTCTAAACATTTGTTGTAAACAATTCATATCAAAGGGTCCCACAGTAGAATCAGTTAATTCATTACAGAAATTATAATTAGATATAGAACCTTTTTGTAGACATAATTCTCTAGCAGCAGCACCAATTGCTGAGGTTGGAGCTTGTTTTGTATTTTCAGCAAGTTGTCTAGCTTCATTAAGAACTATATTTACAGTAGAGTTACCTTGACGAAAAATATCAAGATTTAGAGGAGGATTTGCAACACGATTATAAATTTTTACAGCATCACCGTTAGCAAAATTACCAATATAATTACTCGGATTAGTAGGATTAGATAATGCGATAGCTAAAGTTCCATTATCATTACATCCAGATGCAATAACTTGATTATAAAGACATGCAGCAGATAGGCGTCCATTAACAGGGTCACATGTTTTATCAATAATAGGTTGTGGCCCAGGGCCAGAGCCTGGGGGAGGTGGACAATTAGCGCCAGATGTAATAATAGATTGAGGGCTACATGCTCCTAGAGGATCGCCACCATATAATGGTTGTCCTGAACTATTAATTGGAATACCTTGATTTGTATCAGTACAATATCCACAAATTCCATTAAAAATATTACTATCAACGTCAGTACATCCTTTAAGTGCTTTACATTTATCAAGAAGTAATTGTTTTTTAGCAAGTTGAAGGTCAAAGAACCATTTTTTATATTCAGGTGCTCCATAATTTTGTAATGGTCCATCAGAATCACCAATAAATCCTTGTGATAAAACAGGATATGGACTACCTTTATTTGGTGATGTATAAAGCCAACCACATCCAATGGCAGCATTCGGATTTTTGATAGAAATCAATTTGTCAATAGATGAAGAAGAACATTCTTTTGCTAAGTTATTAAGGTCAGGACTTGAATCTTGAATAAAAATATTATTAGGATTTTTAACAACCGGTGTTTGATATTGTTTACCTTTTGTATCAAGACTCTGAATTGCTACATTAAACCCTTTTAAACCGGAAGTAGGAGAAAGAATCATATTTGGAAGAGTATTGAAATATGAATTTTGGTCATTAATATATTGAGAATGACTCCCAGAACCAGCATTTCCTGAATCATCAAAAGCTTCAGCTAATCTGCGAAACATTCTAATCTTATATAAGTTCTTATTTATATAGATATATCTCATATATAAATAATTATTGTATTATTGTATTATTTTATCATTTTATCAATTTATCATTTTATTATAATTATATCTATGGAGTTGTAACACGGTGCGATGGATAAAATTCACCACCACCTACAACTTTTATCAAATTACCACTTTTATAATTTGATGTATACCAAGGCTGTCCTGAAACATCAATCGCATATATCGATCCATTACTTAATGAAATAGCATTAAATTTAACAGATTGATTTGGCACTTGGCGTACAGTACCACCTGGAGTATATAACTGAGAATCAGCATAATATAATACATTATCTGTTCCAATTAACAGA